ATAGGTTTATTACGTTTAGTATTAACCCTATGAAATTGAGTCTCCGGTTTATGACTATAACTACGAACAACACTCATAGACATACATCTAGAACAAATACCTTGCTCCAAATGAAATGACTTTAGATTGCAAGACGTACACGTTTCAAGACCATCTAAACAGGATTGATGTATCCAACAATCTAAATGACTAGAATGTGTAATATCTAAGTCGTTATTCTTATCAATAGTTTTACTACAACAACCACAATTAACTAAGTCTTTAACCTTGGTCAATTTGTGGATGCCGTCTTTATTTATGTTTTTTAGAGTATCTAAAATGTTCATAAATATTATTCCTTTCAAATTAATTTCATAAGACATCAACAATATTCTAGACAGGATTGATTACCTTGAGTATGAATAGAGTATCTAGCAATAAAGTTGATAGCAAGTTCCTGACAATGATTGTCCCGTTTGTTACTTTATATATGTGAGATTACAATTCTAGTTCCAAATAAATTTTATCTGTTGATATTGTTATACTTACAGGGACTATTTTTGACCTTGGTTATTTGATAGCCTCGGATATTGAACGTACTTGCAAGTCAAATTGACTTTTTCAATTCAACTTTTGCAACCTAAACGGACTAAGGGGGTGTACGCATAACAAAAATAACAGAAACACGAATACAAAAATAATTTTTTTAAATTTTTCTAGGTTTTTCTAGGTCAGGGTACTATACTATACTATATTACTATATTATACTATATTACTACTATACTATACTACTACTATACTATAATACTATACTCACTATTGACAGATACTATACTACTATAATATACTATAAATACTTAATTAAGTATTGTGGATAACTATGTGGAAAACTTAATTACTTCTTTTAAACAACCTTTTTATTTAAATTAACACATGGATGAAAGAAAGACTAGATTCAATAAAGCATTACAGGGGTCATTTGATGATGTTGATGTTTTTACAAACATTAATGAAATAAAAAAGCTTGCTGGTGAAATAAAGATAATAGACGTTATTAATCCTAGTTCTGCTGTATATGGAAAGATTGCTGAACTATTAGCTAGAATAAAATCATTAAGAGACTTTGAACTAATTACAGGTGGTGAAGAACTATTTAAGAACCGCCATAATTAGGCATGCCATACTCTAGAAAGATAAAAGGCGTTGAATATACGCTTTATAAGGATGAAAAAGAGTTCAGGCAGTATCATCCTAGTCAAACAATAAAAAACGACTGGAGAGACGCAAATACGGGCGACTGGATTAAAACTGATGATGGACAAGTAACGGTAGTTATCAAAAGGGGTATACTAAAAACAAAAACAACAAAAGATAGTTTTATAAGAACATTACTAGGTATGGCAAACTGTAAAAGAACAAAAGAAATATCTGGTGAGCCGATACAGGACATATGGAGATTTGGCAAGAAAAACTGGTATCAAAAAATAAAAGAGGGCAATTTATCCTCTTCTAAGCGTATATTTGCAAAGTACATAGCTAGTGGCATGAAGCCGATTGACGCTTTTATGAAAGCTCATGAGAACGCTACTAGTTTTGAATATGCAAAAGAAAAAACAAAGGTTTTATTAAAAAGCAAAAAGGTTAGACAGTTGATAGATAAAGAAATAGAGTTACTACTAAATGAAACTGGGATTACAAAATCATACTTGTTAGAGAAAACAAAAGATATTGTAGAATCGGGAGAAGCAAAGGACTCTGATAAAATGAGAGCCATTGAGACCCTGATGAAAATCTCAGGAATGTTAAGTACAGAAAAGAAAGTAGATTCGGTTGCATTGATACAGGAATTTACTGGATTCAGTCAAGAAAAGTTAAATGCTTTTAAAGCTGGAGTATTACCAGAACCAAAGTTAAATGGAAAAGAAGCATAGTATATATATACCAGTTAGGTTAGCAACAGAAAGTGAATTAATAGAATTAGTTTGTGGAGTAGATTATTGCCCTGCTTGTGATTGCGAAATAGTTGGAAATAAAATTATGAATAAGTTACCCTATGTAAATGCAAAAGATAAGTTAGATGGTTGGATATGTGATATATGTGATACTGTTTTTGATTTAAAAGATAATGTGATACAAATTGGTGACTTTGATAGTACTGATATATACAAAGCTTAATGACAGATAATTTTAACATAACTCCTAGTCCTTCTGAAATGAAGGAAAGAGATGAGGTATTAAAGAATGCATACAATAACCTTATCTATTTTGGTAGAGCTTTTTTACCAAAAGACTTTTTAAATAAATCAGAATCAGCCCCCTTCCACTACCAGATTGCCAAAGAAATGATTACAACCAAGCCGGGGGCAAGGATATGTAATATCATACCAAGAGGACATGGAAAGTCTGTAATAGCTAAAGCCGCTATTATGCATAAACTATGTTTTTCTAAAACAAACGAACAGCATTTTATTGCATGGGTATCAGAAGAACAGGGTCAGGCAATAGACCATCTTAAATACATAAGAAGTCATTTTGAGAACAATAAGATGATACGATACTACTTTGGCACAATGGATGGTGGCTCAGTAGGTAAAAGGTGGACAGAAAAAGATATTGTTACTGCAAAAGGTGATAGGGTAATAGCAAAGGGTACATCACAAAGACTTAGAGGTCGTGCCGAGGTTGATGTTCGATATACTGGTATTGTACTTGATGACTTTGAATCAGAACTAAATACCAAAACACCAGAGCGTAGAGCTGAAATAAAAAAATGGATTGTGTCTACTGTATACCCAGCACTTGAAGAAACACCCGGTAATGAAGGGTGGATATGGTTGTCAGGTACGATTGTACACTTTGATTCTTATTTACAAATGACATATGATGGATGGAGAAAAGCAAAAGAAGATGGTCGTGAATATCCTTGGAAAGTAAACTTTTACAAAGCGATTGAGAATGGCAAACCATTATGGGAATCACAGTTTTCTGATGAAAAGTTAGAATCAAAGAAAAGAGAGTTTATCGAAGCTGGTCTAGTCAATAAGTTTGCACAAGAGTACATGAATGATGCTCGTGATATTACCAATGCGGCGTTTAAGATTGATAGAATACAATACTACAGCGGTGTATTTAAAAAAGAAAACAACATGCCCTACATTATTGAAGGCGATGACGCTATACCAATAAATGTTTACATTGGTGTTGACCTAGCGGCTACGGCATCAGAGACATCAGACTTTCAAGTAATTATGGTTATGGGTATAGATGCACACAAAAACAGATACGTGTTAGATTATTTTAGAGAACGTATACCAACTTTTGATGTTCCTGCTAAGATTATACAATATGCAAAGAAGTATTCTCCAGTTCGTAGGGTTACGATTGAAACAGTTGCCGCTCAAGAAATGGTAAGGGATATGGTAACACGAATGTCTGCTACAGAAAAAAGATTAATGCCGGGATTGTTCAAAGGTGTAAAGCCTCCTGCTAGGGTAAAGAAAGAAGATAGACTTGAAACAGCACTAGGACAGATTGTCAACTCTAAAAAGCTACACATATACAGACATATGACAGAATTAGTGGATGAGTTCTTTGAACACCCAAAGCCAAAGAACGATGACTTAATGGATGGTCTATATTATGCTGATTATTTTGCTAGACCACCTAGAACAGAAAAGATGGACAAAAATGAAATAACCACCAAAAAAGATGACTTCGATATGTATAAAATAAAGAAAGCATATAACTGGATAACTGGTTCAAAAATATAACATATTTATTTTGTTTGTAACTTATTTATTCGTATAATCTAACGAATGCCTAGATACTCTAAGAAATCAAAAGAAAGACTTGCTAGTTGTGATAAGCGACTTCAAGATGTTTTCAATGAAGTAATTAAACACGTTGACTGCTCTATATTAGAGGGTCATCGTAGTAAAGAAAGGCAAAATAAATTATATGATGAAGGTCGTACAAAAGTTAAGTATCCTAACGGCAGGCACAACTCTAGTCCTTCTAAAGCCGTTGACGTTACCCCTTATCCTGTTGATTGGGAAGACAGGGAGCGACAAACTCTTTTCGCTGGGTTTGTTATTGGTACTGCTAGGAGCATGGGCATTAATCTGAGATGGGGCGGTGACTGGGATATGGATTTTCATGTTATGGACAACCGCTTCGATGACTTTCCTCATTTTGAGGTGCGAGACTAATGCCGGGTAGTACTACAGATACCGTACCAACAATGTTAACTCCCGGTGAGTTTGTAATTAAAAGGGAATCAGCAAAGATGTTAGGTAAACCATTTTTAGAAAAATTAAACGCTGTATCAGATAATTCATCACATTCAGCTATTGATGCTTTAATCTCACAAGCCACATTATCACAAATGCAACCTATGATGGGTGGCGGAGTCGTTAATGAATATATGGGCGGAGGTTCTGTTGATAACTATATGGGCGGTGGTATGATTGATAACTATATGTATGGTGGCGGTGTTAAAAAGAAAAAGAAAATGGCTGGCTATCAAGAGGGTGGAGATGTTGGTGATTTAACCGCTGAAGATTTAGCTTTTATGGCTTTAGGTCAAGAAGCTTTTGAAAGTTTAGGTAAGAAACAATTTCAAACAAAAAAATCATACCCAAATTTACCGGGAGTTACTATTGATAGTTATTTAAGTCCTGAAATTGTTTTTGGAGAAAATTATCAAAATATGTCTACGGAAGAATTAAATGATGCGGCTCAGAATTTTGCTGACATGATAAATAACTTTAAAGCAATAGCAACAAAAGACGTGGGAGAATTTAGCCCTCTGGGTTCTGGTGGTCGTGGTAGTAAAAAGTATTATTTTCCATTTAGTCAAAATGATGCTGAAGCATTAGATGCCCTTATGTTTATGATAACTGACCCAGATAAAGAGCTATATAAAACCGGTGATTCTTTTAAAAGACTTCTTGAAGCACAATATTTACCTGATAAAGACAAAAGAAAGCTTGTAAAAGAATTTAATGTTAATACTATAGGTTTACAACGAGGTGGTGCAGTCGGAGATGCCACTTCTGTTAGTTTAGAGGGTTTAATGTCTGAACTCCAAAAAAAAAAGCCTATAAGTAACTATTCAATGGTAGATGCTGATAGAGTAGATGCCGAAAACCAAGAAATATTAGATTTTATTATAAATTCTGTAATGCCGGGTGGTGTTATGGGTCGTGTGGCTAAAGAAACAGGTAAATTACCAAAATTAGCTAAGAAGTTTGCAAGTTTAGCACCAGACAAAGGTAAGCAAAAAGTTTTAGATAAGATAGCAGATGAAATGACATTACCACCAACTAGACCAACTCAATCGTTTAGTAGATTAGAGTTAATAAACCCCGGCTATTTACAAAAGTTTAAAAATACATTAGTAAAAGCCAAAGAAAGTGTTGGTAGTGTAAAAAAAGGTGATATAGTTGATGCTGATTACCCAAGAGGATATTTTAATATAAATGAATACAATAGAGATATTGTACAAGTACCAAAAAAATTAAGAATGGAAATGGCTAAAGATTTACTAAAATCTTTTGATATTAATTTAAGAAAAGTAAAAGGTAAGCAAGAAGGCGGTGAGGTAGCAGATTCTTTATTTGGTATGAGCATGGATGAGTTTAATAAGATATTAGCAAGAGAGTTATTAGAATCTTCTATGACAGGTGAAAATACTCCAATGAGAATTGAACTATCTCCTGAAGAAGATAGATTTAGAAATAATCCAAATCCAGATAAGCCTTTTGGAAGGACAATATTAGATGACCTTTTATTAAGAGCTTACGAACAATATAAATTTGGTAAGATACCATTTGGTAAAAATTAATATGGAAAAAGACCAAAGAGCAGAATATAACGAACAACTCTTTAGACAATGGAGAGATGCACGTTCAGATTGGGATACAGAAGCTAGAGAAGACATTGACTTCTATTTAGGTAATCACTTTACAGAAGATGAGTCTTCAGAGCTAGCATCAAGAAACCAAGCAGATGTCCCAATGGACAGAACTTCTGCGGCAGTAGAAAAATTTAAAGCTGTATTAACAGCAAGACCCCCAGCATTTACAATAACCCCTAGAGAAGATTCAGATGTAAAAACTGCATCGATATGGAGAACAATCATGGGGTACGTTTGGCAATCATCAGATGGTGATTCACAAATGAAACAAGCCATACATGATTACGCCACAACAGGATTGGGTTATTTATATGCTTATATAGATACAGAATCAGATTTCGGTAGAGGTGACGTGAAGTTTACATACCTAGACCCTTTTAGAGTATATGTCTCTCCTTCTTCTAGAAACCGTTGGCACGATGATGCTGATGGTATCATATTGTCTACCGTATTAACCCAAGAACAACTCGTTAACCTCTACCCAGAATTAGCAGATAAGACCGACCCAGAGACAGGTGAAGAAATACCCGGTCTAATCAATGAAATATCAGAGTATCATGATATTGAAGGAAGTGATTACCCAGCATCTCAAAACAAAAACTCTGTCGTTGCTTTTACACCAGCCGATGTAAAAGATAAAGACTATATGGATGTTAGAAAGTATCAGATACTAGAAAGATTTTATAAGACAAAGGTAAACTTTTATTATGTTATAAACACTCAAGATACATCAGAGATGATTATGTCTGAAGAAGAGTTTGCCGCATTTTCAGAAGAGAACCTTGACTTAATAGAAACTGGTATCTTTACAGTTGCACCAGTTCAGCAAACAAGAATTAAAGTGTGTGCATCAGTAGGAGAAATTGTATTGTATGAACAAGTTTTAAATACAGATGTATATCCAATAGTACCTTTACCAAATATATGGACAGGAACACCTTACCCTAAGTCTGATATATCAAGAGCAAAGCCAATGCAGAAACTATTAAATAAGTTATGGTCATTAGCATTGTCTCACGCTCAGGCTTCTGCTGGATTAAAACTATTAGTACCACTTGGAAGTGTAGATGACATATCTCAATTAGAACAAGATTGGGCAAACCCTAATGCTGTTATTGAAATAGATTCATCACAAGGTGAACCGCACTATCCACAACCATCTCCACTAGCAGGTGAGTTTTATAGATTGATACAACAATCAGAATTTTACATAGATTTTATATTTGGTCTACCAGAAATGATGCATGGCTTTGGAGACAAAGCACCTGACACAGTTCGTGGTACAGAAAGAATGATAGCTTTAGGAAGTGAAAGACCTAAGTCTAAGTTAAGAGATATTGAGTTTTCTATAAATAGACTTGGTAAAGTTTTATACAATCTTTCAAAAGGTCACTACACATTTAAAAAATTATTTAGACTTGCTCAACCAAACAACGATTTGACAGAAGTTATGGTTAATGTTTATGATGATGTTACAAACTCAATCGTAGATATAAAGAAAGAAAAGTATAACATAGAGCAACACGATATTAGAATCGAACCCGGTTCTACTATGCCTACTAACAAGTACGCAGAACTTAGTGTATATTTAGAGGCGTTTAAAATGGGTATCATTGATAGAACAGAAGTGTTGAAGAAGAACCCAGAAATATTTGATAAGGAAGGCGTAATGAGAAGAACAAATGAAAAAGAACAGATGATGCGTCAAATCCAGTCCTTACAGGGACAAATAAAGAATTTGCAAGGCGACTTGCAAACAGCCCAAAGAGAATCTGTACAAGACAGAAAGCGAGTTGAAGTTGAGAAATTCAAGACTAGACTTGGTGAAGTCAATTCAGATTCTAAAGCAGATAGAAGAGTACAACGTAGTAAACTAGAAAATGAGGTGAAGCTCGAAGTTGAGAAATTAGCTAATCGTCTTAATCGTGAGGCAGATAAAGTTAGTTCAGCTCGTAAGACCTAGAGACATCTCGGAAAGAAATACAAATGGAAACTTTAGAAAACAATGAGGCTAATGTCGAACCAATGCTTGAAGATGAAAGTAGGTTTGGAGAAAATGAAAGTATCTTGGGTCAACAACCAGAGGATGTTGACGCTGAGACTATTGAAGACCCGGTTTTAGATGCAGATACTGAAGCTCGTAAATTTCAATCAATGTATGACCGCTCACAAGCGGAACTAAATGAATTGAAGAAATACGAACCTTTAGTTAATCTACTAGAGTCGAGACCTGATTTAGTTAAGGTATTGCAAGATGGTATATCAGAAGCTCCGAGTCAAGAACAATCATCTTCAGAACAGGTAGACGATTTCAACCCTTGGGAAGCCTTTGACTCAAGGAAGGATACCGCTTCTAGAAGGCTAGTGAAAACAGAAATGGAAACAATAGCTGGACAGGCAATCAACAAAGCTATGGCAGAGCAACAGGCTAAGATGCAAACAGAAATGCATTTGAATAATACTGTTAATACATTGAGAAATAACTATAAGATGTCTGATAATGACATTAAAGAGTTTCTTCAATTTTCAACTCAGCCAAAAGAGCAAGTTGGTTTAGGTAACCTCGTTAAGTTATGGCGTGATGTCAGTGGGGTTAGTCAAAATAATACTGATACATTAAATGCAGTGAAAACTGCACAAAGTACTCCTAAGAGTGCTGGTGTTCTACAAGGACAAGCTACTCCTCAACCGAAGAGTAACATGGACAAAGTGTGGGATACCGTTATGAACTCTGGGAGTAGGAGTAACGTATTATAATAAATAAAATGGAAGGAATTGATTATGCCGAATTATAATCAAGGACAAGTAACATCTGGTGTACCGGGCAGAGCTTTTGTTGACGCTCCAGATACATCAACAAGACGATTATATGACTTTAGTGACAGGGTCGCAGACCTTGCTCCCGATGAGTCTCCATTTTTCGTCTACTTGTCAAAAGTAGGAAAAGTTCCGACTACAGACTCACAATTTAGATTCCTAGAAGACAGAAGCAAAATTGCTATGACTGACAGAAGTTTCTTTATGCAAACTAATGCGGCGGCTACCGTTGTTGGTGCTGTTGAAGACTGGACAGTAGCTACTGCTTCTGGTGGTTCTACTGGTGTGTCTTGGTTGTTAAAAGGAATGGTAATTATGGTAGATGCCGCAACAGGTGGTGGTGAGAAGAATCACTGTAACTGTCGCATTGAGAATGTTAGCCCTGATGGCAGAAGTATCACTATTAAGTGGTTAACTGAGCCAACAGCAACTGACATTGATGGTTCATCTACTAATGTTCAATGTCAAGTTATTGGTACTTCTTTTGAGCAAGGTTCAGGTTCTCCTGATGTATTCTCTCAAGAGTTAGATGACGACTTTGGATTTACCCAAATCTTTAAAACAGCTTGTGAGATGTCTAATACTGCAATGGCTACTAGATATAGAGGTTATGCAGATGAGTGGGCAAGGATTTGGAACTTAAAGTTAAGAGAGCACAAGATTGACATTGAAAGAGCTATGCTTTTTGGTCAGCGTGCTAGTTTAGGTGGTATTCAATACTCTGAAGGTATTGTTGGTCATATTATGGCTAATGTTGGTGGTGCTAATGTTGCGGATACCGCAGATACACCTTCTCAACTTTCTTATAACGAAGGTTTAGCTTATCATAAAACATATGCTTCTGGAGCATTTACTTATGATGAACTATTAGGTGACTTTGAAGTTCTTTATGACCCAGCTCGTGGTGGTTCTAAGGATAAACTAGCTTTAGCTGGATTACCAGTTATATCTTTTTTCAATAAAATGAATAATGGTTTTATTGATAGAAGTATTGCTAATGAGTCTAGGTATATGATTGAAAGAGCTCAAGGTTCTTTTGGTCACGATGTTATGAAGATTGATACTATTCACGGTGGTTTGGCACTTGTAAAAGAGCCTCTTTTCCGTAATATATCTTCTCAATTCTTATGCCTAGTTGACTTGGATAACGTATCATACAGACCACTTGTTGGTAACGGTTTAAATCGTGATACACATATCATGAGTAACGTACAAGGTGCTGATGAGGATTTGAGAAAAGACATGATTCTAACAGAAGCAGGTCTTGAAGTATCACTTCCAGAATCTCACGCTTTGTTTAACATAGAAGAGGCGTAATATGGCTAAAGGTGCTTTTTTAGAACAAAACAGTAGTTCTTCTTACTCTCATAAGAAGAAAGTTCAATCATTAGTAGCCGCATACTCAATGCAAGAGTTAGACAGTGGTAAGATATTTAAGCTAAATTCAGCTTCTGAATTTGCTGTTACCTTACCTTCTGTTGCTGACGCTGGCATTGGTTGGTACTGCAAGATTGTCGTTGATGCCGCTCCTTCAGGTGCTAGTTATACCGTAGTAGAAAAAGCTTCTGCTGATACAGATGTTATTATCGTAAACGGTATTAATGAGCTTGAAGTAGATACATCTGATGATGGTGTTTACAGTGCAGGTTGTACTACTATAACTTTTGCAGATGGAGTCGCTGTTCAAGGTGATTTCATTGACATTTGGTGTGATGGTAAAAACTATTACGTCTCTGGTCAAACAAAAGCTGATGGTGGAATATCTGTTTCATAATCCGAACAAATAAGGATAACAGTATTTAACTGTGGGGGCTGTCAATAAAAGACAGCTCCCGAAATATTAAAGAATTATGAAAGAATGTATACATTGTAATTATCCAAACCCAGAGGGTTGGTTCTATTGTAAGAGTTGTGGTAAGAAAGCTAATGAAAGCGTATTTACTACAAATATGTACATGAGAACAGCGATTGGTAAAAGAACTGATATAGAGTTTAGTTCTCAAAGTATGGATAAGAGTATTGATTCTGCTATTAAAAGTAGACAGAAATCAAATAATAATTTTTGGCAAAAGAAAAACAAAGACTATTTAAAAAAGAAGTCTTTAAGATATGGATAAATAATGGCGACATTAAAAGTTAAAATACAAGAAGATGTAATACTAGAGAATCAAGACTATGGTTCTAAAAGAACATTAGAAATATCTAGTATTAATGAAATATACAAAAGACTTGTTACTTGTCCTGCTAGTCAAACAACAACAGTTGCAGTATTTGCTGGCACTGTAAATGATTCGGCTGGTGCTATTGATGTTCAAGATTCAAAGTATATGAGAATAACTAATTTAGATAGCTCTAACGCTATTGAAATAGCTATTGTAGGAGCGGCTACTTTATATCAAGTAAAGTTAAGTGCTGGTCAAAGTCATATATTAGGTAGTGCTGATGCTTTAATGTTATCTGAAGCAGATACTAGTCCTAGTTTTGGTACGATGGCTGATGTAACAAGCATACAGGTTAATCCCGGTGGTAATGCAGTTAGTGTTGAAGTCTTTATAGCGAGTGCATAGTGGATTTTGAAACACAAGTAGAATCATTAGCTTCTATTGCTATAAGTGGTAGTGGCACTGTTCCTACTCAAGACCAGTTGACTCAATACCTTACAGATGGTGCAAAAGAAATTATAAATCATCTTCCTAAACATTTGTTACCCTTATGTTCAGCAGAGCAGTCATTTACTTCTGGTTCACCTAACACATTAAATACTGGTAAGATATTAAATGTATTTAGAAATGATGGTGACATAAAACAACCTTGCAGACAAATAGATAGTTCTTACAAAGGTAGAGTTTTAGATTCTGATGATATGGATTATGCATCAGTAACAGACCCTGTCTATTACATAGAAAACAATACTATTGATGTAATACCTGTTGGTGGTGCTGTTACATATTCAGAAGTTCAATATCCATCTGTAGCTTATAACGCTGGTGGAATAAGTTCTTTTCCGGATGAAGCAGAATATTTAGTTGTTATTTATGCATCAATAAAAAGCTTAGAGGCATTGTATAGTGATTCTGAAGATATAGAATTATATATACCAATTATAAATCAATTAAAAGAAGATTATAAAGTTGGTTTATCTAGATTAACAAAAGGTGGATAATTATGGCAGTACATAAGTTAAACGTAAAAAATATTTTAAGTATGGTTCGCCAAGTGTTTCCAAATGTACCTGAAAGTTATTTAATTAGTTTGGTTAATGATGCATTAGTTGAGATTGGTGTATATAGTACAAAGCAAGTTCAAGCTAAGATAAGCACAGTAGCAGACCAAATGTTCTATAAAATAGGTGATGATGCAGAGGATTCTAGTGGAAATAAGCTTGAAGCTAATAAGATTTTTAGAGTAGATTTAATGGATAGTGAAGGCGATTATATTCAAATCCCAAGACTATTAGATAAAAACATTTTATTAATGGATGCAGACTCTAATGAGGTTGCAATAACAGAACCAGATAGTAAGTAATGGCAAGTAATATAAAATACCCAGACTCTTCAGCTAGATATTTTATTCAAGGTGATAAGTTAGCCTTGATAACTAATATTGATAGTGCTGGTAGTATAAGAACTGTGCCACGTAAAAATTTTAAAGCTATATCTGAATCTATTACAGATGGTCTACTAATTCATTTTTATGGAGACCCTAATAAAGTTAGAAGTATAAATGATGAAATAGACTTAGATAATAGTTTACACAAAGCAGTAGTTGACTTTGTTAAAAAGTGTTTGTACATGGATAAAGCTGGTAGAGTGTTAGAACCGGGTATTGTTCAGACAGCTATGCAGATGGCGGCTATGCATGAAAAGAATTTTAAAGATTCCGTTGCAAGATTCGGAATGAGAAAAAGAAATAAAACTGGAGGCACTAGGGCAGTAGTTCCAGCTAATTTCAGATAACCAATATGACCATGAGAAATCCCAAGCTCGGTAAGTCATAATATAGGAGAAACAAGATGGGTAGTATACATAAATATCAAGTCAATGAAGCAAATAATGTAGCTTTAGGTCAAGTAGGGTGCGTATTTGAAGATGGTTCAGATTCTGTATCTGGAAAAGTAGTCGCTATACAATTTATTTCAGATTCTACTTTTACAACTTTAACACCTGAAAATTCTTCATATGTAGGAACAGCAAATGGAAACGGAGATGCAATAGACACCTCTAATACATTTCCTGCTGGGATTACAATATTTGGAAGATGGACTGGATTTCAACTAAATAGTGGTTCAGTTATAGCTTACTTAGGATAAGTCTATGCTAGGCTTAGGCAACATCCTTACAAAAGGTGGGGCTGTACAAAAGTTCCCTAACGACTTTTCCTTCAATTTCGATGGTTCTAATGATTATTTGGTAACTGAAAAAATATCACTTGATTTTACAAATATTTCTATATCAATGTGGATAAATGCTAATTCTTTTTCATCAGATGACATATTTTTTGCAATAGCAGATACAGACTCAAATGATGAAGAGTTAATATTATTTAACGATAATTCTAATTCAAATAAATTTAGTGTATTTTTCCCAGAAGGAAGTAATGAAGATATATCTTCTGGTGTAATCCCTACAGGTTCATGGACACATCTCGCACTTACTAAGTCTGGAACAGATTTAAAAATGTATCTAAATGGTAGTGAGGTATTTTCTGGTTCTTATACAAATACTAATACATACTCAAGAAATATCATTATAGGTGCTAGAAAAACATCAAGCTATACACAGCTTTTTAACGGACTCATTGACGAAGTTGCTATTTGGGATACTGCTTTAAGTTCCTCAGATGTCGCAAAGATTGGCTCTAAGCCAGTTGATTTAACTAAAGCATCTAAGTATGCTACGGATAGAACAGGTAATTTAAAACTTTATTTACGCTGTGGAGACAAAGCAGAACCAGAATCCAATACTGCAATCGCAAGACAGGACTTCTATACAGACTTTGATGGTACGGATGATTATGTAGTAGTCGCAGATAATGATGATTTATCATTTGGTGATGGTTCTTCAGATACACCATTTAGTATTTCTGTTTGGGCAAACTTACCCACAGTAGCATCAACAAATTTTATAAGTAAAGGTCATTATGGTAGTAATTATGAGTATAATTTTCACATAGGAAGTGATAAAAAGTTTTATTGGGTTTTATTTGACCAATCAGCAACTGCTTATATTGGGAGAATATACAATACTGCATTAGATGCTTATGAAAATGAATGGACACATTTTTGTGGTACTTATGATGGAAGTGGTGCTGATAGTGGTGTAAAATTATACATAAATGGTAAACAAGTAGATGATACGAATGGTGGAGTAGGTTCTTATACAGCTATGGAAAATCTTGGTGCTGAAGTAAGAATAATGAGAAACAATACAAATTATTCAGATGGTTCAATTACAAATTTAGCAGTATATAAAGCCGAACTCGATGCTCAAACCATAAAGCAGTTTGCAAAGAGCAGATTCACTCCCATGAGAGACAACAGATTTTCTGTAGTGGATTTTGATGGTAGTAATGATTTTATTAACATACCAGATAATGATGCTTTAGATGCAGGTTCTGGTGATATGACCATAACATTTTGGTATAATCCAATTAGCATGAGTGCTAATTTGACAATCCTTGATAAATACGACACTTCAAGTAATAAAGGGTATAAGGTTGTACATCACAACGGAACATCAAAAGTATTTTTTCAAATTAATGATGGTGCTGATAGTAATGGTTATTATTCTTATATAGACCAAAATATGTCTTATGGTCAATGGTATCATGTAACTATAATATGGGATAACTCTGAACAACAAGCGACATATTATATCAATGGTGTGAATTATGGCAGAGCATTTTCAACATCTTTAAGGTCAATAGGTGATACTTCAAATTCTGTTCCTTTGCGATTTGGTTGTACACAGGCGATTGGTTCTCTTTATAAAGGTTCTATAAGTTCAATCGCTATTTATAATGTAGCCAGAACATCAGAGGAAGATTATGCCTGTTATCAAAAAGGTATTACACATAATCCAAGTGCTGATACAGGGTTAGTAGGACTATGGAGAATGGGCGATGATACAAGTAAAGAATTTCCTACTATAGCAGATTCAAGCTCTAACTCAAACGATGGTACGATGACTAATATGGCATTAGAAGATATTCAACAACAAGCTGTTGCTATGTATGACATGGGTTCATTTGAAGGTTCAGAAGTGTTGGGTGCTGAAAAAGTTGATAATAACACTGCATCTGCTTATGGTGGTGGCAGTGAATCTAATATTGCAAATGTAACTAATGGAGTTGCAATAACTTTTGCAGGTGTAGGTACAGGACTTAATGCTACTTTTAGCGATGCAAGTTTATTAAATACTGATATTGTTGCAACAGAAAATAAAATTCATAAATTAACATTTAATGCCTATTACGAAGGTGGTAGTGCAGGTTCAAAAATTAGAGTATATGACACAGCAAGAAATCATGTAACTCCATCTTTAACAACTACAAGTACAAGTTACTCTTTATATTTTTCTAGTATACACGCAGGTATGATACTTCAGCAAGTAGGTATGACTTCTGGTAATGTTGTATATATAACAGATATGTCTTTTAAAAGAGTCCTACAATCAGAAGTATCAGACACTCACCCTGCCATCATAGATGTAAATGAGCCTGTGTTGGGATTTGAAACATTAACACATGATTTTA